CAAAATAGTGATACTTGGACTATTGTTCCAGAAGATGGAGATCTTTTGTTATTCCCATCACACCTAAGACATTCTGTGGCTGTAAATTCCTCAGGCAAGACAAGATGGTCCTTATCATTTGACTGTTATGTAGAGGGTTTATTGGATTCTTATGATATGCGCCGATTATATCTAAATAGATACTCTTGAAATGAAAGAACAGTTGTTTGAATTTCCTTCTTATAAATACAAGGTTGCTAATTGGGAATCAAGAAAAAAGGAAATGACGGATTTAATAAGCAAGCAAACCTTTATTAAAAGCCCAATTAGTTATTTTAAAACAAACAGGATTCCCGGTAAGAGTGATAAAGAGTACACAAATTCTATTGCTGAATTTTTAACTCCGGTTATCTCTGAATTCTGTCAGGAAGAGAAGGTAAGTTGCTCAATGACAGATGCGTGGTGTGTTAAGTACGAAAAGGGCGATTTACAATCCATTCATAATCACAGAGGATGGGGGTTCTCTGGAATCCTGTATGTAGAATTTGATCCTAATGTTCATAGCCCTACATGTTTTATGGCTCCGTGGAATGATCCAAGAAATGATACCACTCTCCTTACGTTTCCAAAAGTGGAGGAAGGCACTGTTTTAATAACTCCTTCCTTCCTTCATCACTTTGTTCATCCGAATGAAGCAAGCAAACCAAGGGTGGTCATATCTTTTGACTTACTACCAAGCCTTGAATAAACTTGTATGTCTTGGTGGGCTTCCAAGAAGCGGTACTACTTGGCTAGGAACTATTTTAAATCAAAATCCTAGATTTTATGTTACAGGCCCATCTCCGTTTGTAGAACTACTGTGGAGAAATTATGCTTTATGGGATGACCCTGCATATATTTCTGACTTACAGGCTGATGATTTAGGGAATATGAGGATTCCCTATCTAAGAAAACTTACTAACTTATATTACAATCATTTAACAAACTGTAATATTATTATAGACAATAGAAGAGCGTGGCAGTCTACTACAAATATACAGATATTTACACAAGTCTTTGGGGCCACACCAAAGATAATATGCCCGGTTAGAAATGTAGAAGATATTATTTCCTCGTATATTAAAATGTTTGAAAGAAATGATTTAGAGTGGAATTATTACACAAGCATGAAAGGAAATATATTTGAAGATTCTTATACACAATTAAAGGAGTCTTATAATTCTACCCATAGAAAGTCTTTGCTTCTGGTGGAGTATGAAGACTTAGTAAATAATTTAGATTTATCGTTAGATGATATCTATAACTTCATTGAAGAGCCAAGATATAATCATGATGTTAATACGATAAAAATAAATGAGTCATATAACAAGGTGGCTGAGAAATACGGACTAGTTGGTCTGCATGATGTAAAGTCTGGTGTAGTGAAAAGTGCGACTAGAGCTACTGATATATTAACTAAGGATCAATTTTCCGAATTTAGTAAATTAACTTTTTGGCGGGACGATCATCAAAAAAATAATTAACCCACTCACTAATGAGTATTTTAGGGTAAAGGAGATAATCCATAGTAACGAGTTTCCTTGGTTTTATCAACCATCAAAAAGTGGAAACGTTTTTGATCCCGATCATGGCGGAAATCCCGATGATCTTTCTTTTTACAGTCACAAGATTGTGGAAAGACCTAATAGAAATACGGGAACACTGGTGTCAAAAATAACATCAGAACTTTTTTCGGAAGTTCAAGTTATGTTGAATCAAATATTTCAGCATAATGGTATGAGTCCTAATGTTATATATAGGATAAACCTGAATGTTACTTCGTCTTGCTCTACCAAGAAATCAGCATATCATGTAGACTTAGAAGTACCGCATAATGTTTTTATAATTTACATGAGCGATTTTGATGGTGGAGAAACTTATGTAATAGAAGGTGGGGAAGAGAAAGCGGTTTTTCCAGAAGAGGATGATATATTATTTTTAGACGGTTCTTTAAAGCACTCTTTTTCACCACCAAGTGGGAACAAACGTAGGATTGTTATGGTTGTTAATTTTTATTAATGAATGGAAACATTCGATATTTAGGAAACAGATATGAAATATATTAAAGGAGATGTATTCCCTTATACTAAAGAACAGCTTAAAGCGGATAATCCTCATACTTCTTTTCCACCTGATCCGTTATCAAACGCATCTATAAGGGAGTCATTTGGGGTTGAAGAAGTTGAAGAGACTGCCGTTCCTCAAAAGAATGGATATAAAGCTATTCAAGGGGAAGTGGGTATTGTTGACGGAAAGAAAGTTGAAACATGGGACTTGATTCCTAAGACGATAGACGAGGTTGAGGATTATGAGATAATTAGGGTAGAGAAGAATCCGCCGGAAGCTCATGAGGCAGTAAATGGACCTATAGAATTCGTAGAGGGTGAAGGCTGGAAAGAAACGTGGGTTAATAATCCTGCAACTGGTATTAAAGCAAGAATGTTAATGTATGGGACACCTAGAGAGCAGATAGAGTACATAACAGAAAATAGTTTGAAAGATTGGAAAGACAGGGTTGCCGAAATCAAAGCAAGATTTCCTAAATAAAGTTAGTTTGTTTATCCGGGTTACCACTATATGGCAATAACAACATGGGTAGATACATCAGGAGACTGGGACGATAGTAAGTTTTCTCGTGGATGGGCTGGTCCGGGTATGTCTCCCGCCGCTGCCTCGTTATCTTTATACCCAAATTGGGGTGACGCTAGTGGTGATTGGGCAAGTTCGTCACAGGATTGGAATCTTGGTTTAGAGCCTTCACTTACTTTTGGATTATTTGGTAATCCACCAAGCGCTAGTTTAGAAATTTTACAATCCTATGAATGGGATCAATTAACAAGTTCATGGGTTACCACTCCCGGCGATTGGAATTCTGGGCCAGTTCCGCAAGTTGCTGTTGGTTCTGGAATATCTCCAGATAAAGCTGATTTAACATTCACCGCATATTCTCCCACAAGTGGGATTATGTATGATTTTCAGGTGTCTGCGCCGACCCTTACTTTAACTGGGCAATTACCAATACATGGAGATGGTTTTGTAATTAGCCCTGATAATGCCACCCTCACTATTTTACAAACGTATACATGGAATACTTATGGAGGAACATGGGCCGCTTCTTCTGATAATTGGGATGTTGTTCCATTTGTACCAACCGCTGTAGAGACAGGACAGAATCAACCAGACGCTGGTTCATTATCCTTAACTGGTACAGCGCCAAGTAGAACTATACAGCAGTTGTGGTATGTTCCTTCTGGAAGTTTAGCCCTTACTGGTTTTCTCCCAAAAGATTTTACGGGGCATATGTTTATTCCGGATACCGCAAGTCTTTCGGGATTTGGAACTACATCTTGGGCAGATGCCTCTGGAGATTGGGCTAGTAGTTCAGACACTTGGGGAACTGGAACCCTTACGCCTATTGCTGGAGTTACTTATATATTTTCTATAGACGCTGCAGGAAACCTTGTATTTACTCCATATGACCCGCAGTGGCCTTTTATTGGTGACCCCAATTATATTGCAGACGTAATATTGTCATGACAAAAAAGAAAGACGGCACAACAGAATATAGTTGGTCAGAATTAGCTTATAGAATTGATCCAGAGTTGAGCGCACCTGAAAAGGTTTATGTATTCGATAACGGTAATAGAGTTTTTTATCAACCCAGAAAGAGAATCAATGTGAATCATGCAAGAAATCGAAAAAAATCTTAAATTTATAGCGCAAGATCATACATTAGCTAAGAATGTTGCCGAGCATCTTGAGAAGAAATATCCCGGTTGGTTGTGGGCCGTCCATGTTATGGATGGAGTGGCTGTAGTTAAGTCTATGCGTCTTTCGGGAAATTGGGGGTTTGTCTTGCATGAGGATAAAATAGATAACGATTACAAAGCTGTGACTAGAGCCGGTGGTGAAATATTAGAAAGATATCGGCAATCAACTAATAGCTTTAATCAGACAAAATATAATGACCTTGTTATGGATAATAAGACTGGTCAATTAAATGGAGATTTTAGTTAATGTCGTTAATCAATCCACAAGCCCCACTGAATGTAGGTGTAGATTCTGTTCCTTTGGATGCAGACGAAACCCCTACTGAAAGCAAATGGCTTAGAATTGCTCGTCAGATTTATGAGGACTCTACTGAATATTTAGATGCTAATATAAGATATCAGTGGGAAAAGAATCTTTCTCTTTTTAATAGCAATCACCCTCCGGGATCTAAATACAATAGTCCTGCATATGAGAAAAGGTCTTCTTTTTTTAGACCAAAAACTAGAACGGCTGTAAGAAATCTTCAGGCTGCTATGACGGTTGCCTTTTTTACTAATGAAGATGTAATAAGTATAGATGCTACCAACCCTAATGATCCAATGAATTCTGCCGCAGCTATTGCGACTCAATCTGTAATGCAGTACCGTCTAACCAACACTATCCCTTGGTTTCAAACTATGACGGCTGCACTGCAAGATGCTGCTGTTCAGGGAATTTGTGTGTCGCATCAGTATTGGGATTTTAAGGAGAATAAAGAATCCTATATTGAGGTTGATGGTAAAAATGAACCCATCATGGGAGATGATGGAGAACCTCAGATGCATGAACAAATTACCGCAGTAAAAGATACTCCGGTAATTGAATTAATCTCTCCTGAAAATATTCGCATAGATGCAGCTTCTGATTGGGCCGATCCTATAAAATCTACCCCATATATTATTCATATGATACCAATGTATTTACAGGATATCAGAGAAAAGATAGATGATGGGGAATGGTTAGAGATAACGGATGCAGAGTTGATTTCTACCGCTGACGAGAATGAAACTGATAACGCCACAAGGCTTGTTCGTGATGAACCCAGAATGGACCCAAAAGAGAATGAGTCTTCTTCTAGCGACTTGCAAGACTTTTGGATAATTTGGGTTCATAAGAACATCGTGAAGGTAGAAGGAACCGATTACTGTTATTATACAGCGGGTTCAGATTTCATGTTAAGTGATCCAGTTCCTTTGAAGGAAATGTATCCTTGGTTGAGAAATGGAGAGCGCCCGTATGTGATGGGGTGTGTTAATTTGGAAGCCCATAAGGTTTACCCATCTGGAACTGTTGAACTCACTGAAGAACTTCAGTCTGCAGCTAATGATATATGGAACCAAAGGTTCGATAACGTCAAGTTAGCAATGAATAAGCGTTATCATATTCGTAGAGATCGCAATATTGACTTAGATGCATTGTTCAGGTCTGTACCGGGTGGCGCGGTTGAGATGGATGATCCGGATCAAGATGTTCGCATAGTTGAAACACGAGATGTTACTGGATCTGCCTACGCAGAACAGGACCGTATCAATATGGACTTTGACGAGTTGCAGGGCAACTTCTCAACATCTACTGTTCAAGGCGCTAGATCACTTAATGAGACTGTCGGTGGGATGCAACTCCTTGCTGGTAATAGTAGTTCTATTGCAGAATATACCTTAAGAACTTTTTCTGAGACTTGGGTTGAAAAGACTTTGAAGCAACTTCTACGTCTTGAGCAATATTATGAAACCGATCCAATTATTCTAGCCGTTGCTGGGCAACAAGCGCAAGCCTTTTTAAAATTTGACACAGATGAAATGATGGATGAATTATTAAGACAGGATGTTTTATTGAAGGTTAATGTTGGCATGAACGCGACTGACCCGTTAAGAAAGGTAAGCAACCTATTGAATGGGGTTCAGGCTTTGGCTCAGTTTCCCGGTGTAGCGGAGAAAATCAACCTTCCAGAACTCACTAAAGAAATATTTGGTCAGTTGGGTTATAAGGATGGTTCCAGATTTATTCTTCTTGAAGAGACGAGTCCAGAAGTCGAACAGCTTCAGATGCAGTTACAAGAACTTCAGACGAAGATTGAGACCGATCAAATTAGGACTCAAGGAAAAATGCAGATTGAACAGCTTAAGTCAGTAGGAAATAAAGAAGTTGCTCAGATAAGATCGCAATCTGATATACAAAGAGAATTGATCGGGCAACAGACAGATATCCGAGAGGCGGAAATTAAGCAGCAGGACTCTGTAACGAAACGAGGAGAGTTGCTCCTGCAAAGAGAGGCTCTTTTGAGCGAGATGGACGATAAAGAAATCGAAAGAGAATTAGAAATAAGGGCTTCAGGGAAAGCTGGAACAATAGAAAGGGGAAGATTTAATAAGATTCCACATGCTGTAGGATAAGCATGAATTTTTATGACCCCACAGATGTAAATGTAGAAGAACTCATAAAACGTGTTCGTATTGGTAGAAGCACGGAAGAGTTAATAAGAACTCCTACTGGATCGTCACTTATAAGCAGGGCTACTCAAGATTACCGTGAGGGTCTTGAAGCGCTGCAAAAAATGGCGATGCAGGAGTGGGTAGGTTCTTCAGAAGAAGAACTTCAACAATACCGTAAAATCTCAAACAATCTCGCTACCCCGCTTAAGCTACTCCATTGGTTGGATGCGATTCTAAACGATGGGGAGAATGCGGAATCAATTGCAAGACATAGAGACACGGGAGAAATATAAAGGAAAAGTAAAATGGCCGAAAATGATGCTACCCAACCGGATGCAACAGAACAGGAAATAGAACATGGGTTTAAAGAAGAATCTAAGGAGGCTCAAGAAGAATTTAAAGAAGAGTCTCCAGAAGAGGAACTTTCTCCTAGAGAAAAAGCAATTGAAGAACTCGTTGTTAAACGTAATGAGGAGTTCAATGAAGAGATGGAAGAAGATGCTTCTTCTGAAGAAGTAGAAGATGATATACCCGATGAAATAAAAGTTGAGGCCGAGAAAGATGATTCGTCTCCCATGTGGAAAGAAGATGACTCTTGGTATACAACTATAAAAGTAGATGGAGAGGATATTAAAGTACCTTTTAATGATCTTAGATCCTCCCATCAGAAAGACAAGGCGTCCCAAAAGCGCTTTGAAGAAGCAGCCGAATATGGCAGGAGAGTGCAAGAGCGTGAGGCTCAACTTAATGCTTATGTTCAAAATATGCAAAGAGAGGCAGCAGCCTCTAATACCACTACCGTTACTGATGTGGAACCGGAACAAGAGCCGGATGATTCTCCTGATTTAATCAAGAAATATCATGAAGCACTTTATGAGGATGATGCGGATAAAGCCGCAGAATTGTTTAAGGCTTTGACAAATAAAGGGCGCAGTCAACCTGCCACCCAAAATGTTGATGAGGCCGTACAACAGGCTCTGCAAAGAGCTATGGCGCAGCAGCAAGCGCAAAGCAAGAGAGAGCAACAATGGGCTTACCAAAAATCACTTGAAGATGCAGTTAAGTGGTTTGATACAGAGTACCCAGATGTTGCTGGAACTCCCGAGTTACGCGCAGTCGCGGATAATCGAACTATTGACCTCACCCAGAGCAATCCGGACTGGTCTCCAAAACAGATTATGCAAGAAGCTGCTGAATCAACGCGACAATGGGCGAAAGAATTTCTTTCGCCAAACAAAAACGAACGGGTAGCGCGCAAGAAAAAAATTGTGCAACACCCAAGGGCGACTAACGCCTCTGCACGACTTGGTGAAGAAGAGCCGGTTCCAGAAACCGCCGCTGATATTATCGAGGAAATGAAAAGAGTGCGTGGTCAAGTAATACAATAACAAGGAGATGTAAAAATGGCAGGACAAGTATGGTCTGTTAACACCTCCGGTGGTTATATGTATGCCTTAAACCTCAGCAGACAGTTGAGGATGGCAGTACAGCCTATTGTCAAATTTAGACAGTTCTGTGATGTCAAAGATGCGGCCCATCAGGGTTTGCATCGAGGTGATACATTCCATTGGAACGTGTTCAGTGATGTGGGAACTCAGGGTTCCACATTAACTGAAACTAATACTGTTCCTGAAACATCCTTCACGATTGCTCAAGGTACGATGACAATTACCGAAGCAGGGAACTCTGTTCCTTGGACTGGTAAGTTAGATGACCTTTCTGAGCAGCCCGTGGCGGAAGTGATCAGGAAAGTATTGAAAACCGACGCAAAGAAAGCGTTCGACAATCTCGCTTCTGCGGAATTCAACAAAGCTGCATTGCGTGTTGCACCTACGAGTGGAACTAGCGCAACTGAAGTTACGTTGACGACCAATAGCGTATGCACTATCACAAATACTCTTGCTCTTAGCAATAATCATGTGAAGTCAATTGTCGATGTCATGAAAGAACGTAATATCCCGGCCTATACTGGCGACGATTATTATGCGATTGCATGGCCTACAACTTTCCGTGCATTTAAAGATGATATTGAAGCGATCAAGCAGTATGTTGATCAAGGCTTCCGTATGATCATGAATGGGGAAATTGGTCGGTACGATGGAGTACGCTTTGTCGAGCAAACCTTTAAAGCCAAGGGTAGCATTGGTACTGCTGGTACTACTTGGGCGCAGGGTAAGTCTGACTGGGTTGTATTCTTTGGAGAAGATACTGTAGCCGAAGCGGTTGCGGTTCCAGAAGAAATCAGAGGGAAAATCCCCGGTGATTACGGAAGGGATCGTGGCATTGCTTGGTACTACTTAGGTGGTTTCGGTATCGTTCACACGCAAGCAGCCCAGAGTCGTATTGTGATCTGGGATAGCGCAGCTTAAAGGAGGATTGTTATGAGTTATTCAAATCCTGTTGATGTAGTATATCAAGACGCTGCAGCAACTGATTTCGGTGCTGGTACTGGCACGACATGGAGTTTTAAAGGCCCAGCAGGTAAAAAGGGCAGTTTAAAAAACATTGGAGTGCATACAACTGAAGCCTTTGAATGTGATCAGGTAGCGGGTGCTGTTAACGTCGGCACTGGTGCTGATCCTGATTACTATGGCAAGTTGAACATTGCTGAGGCTACCGCGATTAGTATGTGCTTTAATGCCCAAGACGACACTGACGCCATTATAGTAGAAGCGCTTCCAGCCGACACACAGATACAAGTAACTTATACTCAGTGTGTTGATGCAGGAACTGCTGCTGGTAAAGGTAATGCGTATGTCGAAGTTGAATGGTATTAGGAGGTAATATGGCTAGTAAAAATCATACCGCAAGCGGTAAAATCCCAGCAAATGGTTTGTCATCGTTAGAAGACGTAAGCAAAGAGACCTTAGCGTCTCTCGCTTTGGTTTCTCATGGTCCGAATCAGATGCCTATGGGTGTCGTTCATAAGAGTATTTCCACTGATCGTGGAAAGTTCTCTTTCGACTAATAAATTGGAACGGGGGGCGAAAGCCCCCCAATCCTTTCGGAGGAATTATGGCTAGATCAATTAACGAGGTCACGGCTTATGTGTTTGGGAAAGTTAAACCAACGTCTCCCAAAGAAGCGTATGGTCACTCTACCGCAGCCGGACGCGGATACTACACAATGGCAGAAATGTCTGATGAAAGAACTGAAGAGTTCATGAGGTCACAAAGACGCTCTAATAATATGGTTAATGTTGAAGGTGATATGGTTGGTTCTTGGAACCTTGAATTTTAATCGGAGCCTAATTTATTTAAGTGAAATTAATTACCCTACCGTCCAAGGAATGGGACGAATTAACCCCGCAGGATGTAGGGGGTAGGCGCTCCGAGAAAACTGTATGCATTGTTCGCTACGGTGGTTTTGGAGATATGATTCAAGTATCTTCCCTTTTCCCTTTGTTTAAGGAACAGGGTTATAGGGTGTGCTTAAATGTAAGCGAGCGCGGTTATGATGTTATAAAAAGCGATCCTCACCTTGATGAGATACTTTTACAAAAAACAGATCAGGTTCCAAATATTTGTTTAACACAATATTGGGAAAGGTTGGCTAAATGCTTTCACCATTTTGTGCAATTATGCGAATCTATAGAAGGCTCTCTTCTTATCACCCCCGCTAGGACGGAGATGATTGAAGGGGAGCAAAAATTAGTACCTGCAAGTCCTAAGTATGTATGGAGTAAGGAAGAACTTCATGAGGAATGTAATGTGAATTACATGGAAAGAACTCATGATCTAGGTAGCGTTCCGTTTCTTTTAGGGGATTCATTTGTAAAGCCACTCCCTCTTCCGTATAAGTTTAGTCCAAAGTTTTATCCAACTAAGAAGGAGAAGCAGTGGGCAAAGAAAACTAGAAAAAAAATGGGTCCAAATAAAATTATTCTTTGGGCGTTAGCTGGATCATCTGTTCACAAGATGTATCCGTGGACAGATACAGTTATTTCTCAAGTTTTTATAAACAGGCCAGACGTTTCTTTTGTTACGATTGGTGATGATCTGTGTCAGCTTCTTGAAGCTGGCTGGGAAAAAGAGCCTAGAGTTATAACCAAATCTGGAAAATGGTCTATTAGAAAAACACTGGCATTTCTAGACCACTGCGATGCCGTGGTCGGCCCAGAGACAGGGGTTCTTAATGCAGCCTCGACTATGGATTGTCACAAGGTTGTGATGCTTTCACATTCTTCTAAAGAGAACCTTTCTAAACATTGGAAAAATACTACAACAATGGAACCAGATGTATATGAAAATTTTTGTTTCCCATGCCATAAGATGCATTATGGATTTAATACCTGCTATAGAGATGAAGAAACCGGAGGGGCTATGTGTGCCGTACATATTAAACCAGAAAATATAGCAAAAGCTATTTTGGATAATCTTAAATGAGTACGTTTTTAGTTCTATGCCAAAATATGGCGAGAGATGTAGGTATTCCCGGAACCGGACCAGCTACTACAACTACTACAGATTTGTCTGAAGAGGAAACTTCTGTCGTGCGTTATATAAACCAAGCTGATCAAGATATTCAAAGCAGGTGGTTTGACTGGGACTTCCTATGGTCAGAAGCGTCTATCACCGCCATTAGTGGGACATCCACTCTCTCGTCTGGCAATACTGGATTTCCGGGTACATCCACTATCGGTCCATTAGGGAACTGGAAATTAGATTCTCTTGTTTGGGATAAGACTTCTGATAGTTATCAGATTTTAGATTACATGCCTTGGAATGAGTATCGGGAAATGTACAAATATGGGACGATTGATTCTGATGTTCCAGAAGTTTATTCTACAAAACCTAATGGGGATTTGGATTTGTACCCAACTCCTAATGCAGCGACAACAGTGTCGGCTGAGTATTGGAGAACTCCGGTCGTAATGAGTACTATTTTGACTGGAGAAACAACTGCGGATGATAATACATCAGCCATTCCATCTAGATTCCATCAGATTATTGTTGCTAGAGCAAAAATGTATTATGCGGAAAATGAGGATGCTCCGGAAATAATGGTGGGGTCTTTATCAGAATTTGAGGATTTATTAAATCAGCTAGAGGCTGATCAGCTTCCAAGCCAAAAGAATAGAAGATTCTCTTCTGCGCAAGACATGTTTAATTTTGTGGTGCGTCCTGAATGAGTAAATTAAGGAACAGGGACGTTCGACAGAGTAGACTTCAATCTACATACTTCCCTTTTGAGGGAGGGGTTAATATGGTTGATCCCTCTCTTTCTCTTGAGCCGGGGGAATTAGTAGCTGCAAATAATTTTGAGATTGACATTCGCGGTCGATACAGAAGGATAGATGGGTACGAAAGGTTTGACGGGCAGACATTACCTTCTCAGATAACATATTATAGGATTCCTTTTACGGTAGGAACAGCTAGAGATTCTGTATTTGACAGCGCTTTTGGGGCTGCATTCGATATGCAGGTTCCTTCAATAGGTGATTTAGTTAAAGGGGCAACAAGTGGAGCCATCGGTTCAGTATTAAATGTTAGTCTTGAGGATATAACTGGAGATGATGCTGCTGGAACTTTTCCGACTTCAGACGCAGAGGGGTACGTTTATTTTACTGTGGTAAGTGGAACACTTCAAGATGGGGAGACAATGTATTTTCTAAATAAAGACAGCGCTTTTGGTAGCGCATTTAATGTGGAGTATGGATAATGGGAACACCAACGGCGTTAAGAAAAACAAGAGCAGTTCTAACTGGGACTAGCTTTGCCGATAATACTACTGGGGCTATTACTGCGCAGATGGTAAGGCAATTTACAGAATCAGGGATGGGTGGATACGGCACTATTTGCGCTAAAGCTGGAACACCAGCAAGTCAGGCTGTAGCATCTGGAGCCACAGCCACAATAGATTGGAATGCAGGAAGCACGGGGGCTAATGGGCCTGATGATACCGGAACTGTATCTTCAACGACAGTTGGAACTGACGCAGATTTCGCAAATGACAGGATCAGGATATACGATAAGGGATTTTTTATGGTCAATTTGGGTATAAGTTTTGTGCAAACTGGAACTGATACCGTAATATGGACCTTTAGAATTGCCACTCAAGATACAGGGGGTTCTGTGGTATACCCCGGCTATGATGCAGCAGTTCAAAAAGTAGCTGCAACTCTAGATAATATGGCATCTGCTTCTGGAATAATTGATACTACTGGTCATACTACTTATACGGATTTATTGGCGCAAGTTAAGAATGGGCATGGAAGTAATTCAGAAAATTTCCAAATGCATTATGGTCAACTATCTGTTTTTCGGGTTGGATAATGGGCCTTTTGGCAACTGCCATTTCTGATGGCCCTCCAGTACTAAGAAATACTTATATAGCAGGTACTATTGCTAGTGAGGCAAGAACAGCTATAGAGGATCAGAGAAGCAAAATTGGTGTTGTTCCCGGAGAAGGGTCTGTTCTAGGGGTTTGGGTTTTTAATGGTGATGCTTATGGCTTTAGAAATAAATCGGGTGGCGCTACCGCTGGGATGTATAAGTCAACATCTACAGGCTGGTCTGAAGTTGATTTAGGAACAGCATTAAATTTTGACAGTACAGTTTCAAATGGGGAACCTGTACCCGGAAGTTCTGGAACTCCCACCACTATAGTTGGAAATGGAGGCGCTCAAGGAGATTTAATGGGGATCTCTTATCATGGTGATTGGACCACCGGCGCTAAAGGAGTGATGGTTCTTACCAATATTACTGGTACGTTTGTAGACAATGAATCTCTGAAGATGCCTTTACTAGCCTTTGATGCCGGTACTTTAGAAATAAGTGAAGGGGCTTCTCTTGTTGGAGCCACATCTGGAAAGACCGCTACCGTCACAAGTGTAACTATTTCGAGTGGGACTTATGCGGGGAGCGATGCTGCTGGATATATTTCAGTAAAAGATAATAGTGGCACTTGGACAGATGGTGAGAAAATACAAATAAATGGTACTAATCATGCTGATGTTAATGGAGCTTCTCAACCTGCCGAAGTTGCTGTAGCTGCTGCAGATGGAACACAGTATGGTCAAACTCTTCAGCCCGGTGGTAAGTATGAATTCGTCACTTACAATTTCAAGGGTCAAACATCTGGCATTACCATGTATGGTGTAAGCACTGTAGATAACGGGTTCTCATGGGACGGTACTACATTTATAAAGATTCAAACTGGAATGGAAACTGATACTCCACAGCATATTGCCGCTCATCAGAATCATTTGTTCTTTTCTTTTCCCAATGGTTCTATACAACATTCTAGTATAGTCGCCCCAAACAAATGGAGCGCTCTTACTGGGGCAGCGGAATTAGGCGTTGGAGATAATGTGAGCGGATTCTCTACGGAAGTTAATAATGTTATGTCCGTCTTCACTAGAAATGATGCGTATATGTTATATGGAACCTCTAGTGCAGACTGGGAATTGAGAAAGTTTCATGCAGGGGCTGGTGCTATTCCATACACTCTTCAAAAAATGGACCAGACATTCTTTTTGGATGATCGTGGAATTACATCCATTTTTACAGTCCAATATTTTGGTGACTTTCAATCGTCTGTTGCTTCAGACAAAATAGATCCTTATATACAAAGCAAGATAAGTAATGCTTCCGATTCTTTAAGGGTCAGAGGAAAAAACCAATACCGTCTTTACTTTGATGATAAGACTGGCGTTGAAATGACCTTTATAAATAAAAAGAATCAGGGATTAATGCCTTTTACTTTAGAGCATCAGGTTAATTGCTTGGTATCAGCCGAAGATGCAAATGGTGTTGAAGTTTTGTACGGTGGGTTTGATGACGGGTATGTTAGGAGAATGGATTCTGGAACAAGTTTTGATGGTGAAACCGTAGACTCTTTTATAAGAACAGCTTATTACCATTATAATACACCCGGTACTAGAAAAAGGTTTAGGGAACTGGGTCTAGAAATAAATGCGGATACCTCCACCACCTTAACTGTTATTCCTTCATATGATTTTGGAGGAACTTATACCCCTAAAACATCTCCTATATCTAGCTCTTACTCAGTAACAGTGGCAGCAGATGATTGGACTGAGGCTGATATAAGCAATAGTTCTACTGGAATTACGGTAGTTGCTTCAGAAAGAGTTAGGATAAATGGAATAGGAACCAACATGGGATTTATTATCAGCAACAGTTCAATTTACGATAAGCCAATAACTCTTCAGGGTGGCATTGTGGAGTATTCGTCTAGAGGGGTTAGGAGATAAGATCATGAAAAAGGGAGTATAGGATATGCAATTGACCGCTGCTGAACTTGAAGCAATAGGTGTTGCTAGGGAAGTTGACGCAAACAAACGAATGAAAGCACCCGGATTTGTCGGAGATGCCGCCGCTTATGAAAGGGACGCAAACCAGCGATCTATTGATGCTGGATTTACTAGCGCCGTCGATCAGGAGATTGATGCAAATAGACGGGCGCGAGAGGCTGGATTTCTAAACGCTGCTGTTAAAGAGAACCCAGCAGCAGCAGCCCCCGGTACATCAATATATTCTACTGCACCATTTGTAGATCCTCGAACCCCCAGTGGATCGACATTTACAGGAGGCGGTGCAGGTGCAGGTGCAGGTGCAGGTGCAGGTGGAGTTACAGTTGATACCCCCAATATCCAAACGATGGATTTGGCTAATCTTACTAGCGAAATGGATCTAACCAACAAGCTGAAGGAAATTATAAATAAGGATAGTCCTTTGTTTAAAGCAGCCTCTACAAGGGCTATGCAAAATATGCAAAGGAGGGGGATAGTGAATAGCACTCTTGCTCAGGAATCGGTTATGAATTCTATTATGGCTGTTGCTGTGCCACTTGCTCAAGCAGAAGTTAACAATTTAATGACTAATCTTTATTACAATAAGGACTGGACCAATAAACAAAAGGTGCAAGCCAATGAAGCAGCTTATAATAAGATGCTTAGTCAGATTCAAGGGCAAATAAACTTTACCTTACAAGAACTAACCGGGAATCAGCAAATAGGTCTACAGAATTTGGCTGGACAGCAGGAAACAGCGCTTCAACAACAGAAAACAAAGGCTGATCTTTGGGCTAAGTATGGTGATTGGATAACAATGATGGCAACAACGGAGGGAGCCGATCAGACAGCATGGAAAAATATGCTTGACATGCTTAAGGGTTCTGGAGGCTGGCCTAACGCAACTTAATTAATGATTAGAAAAGCAGAGTTCAAAGATGTCTCTGGAATAATGGGAGTCGCCAAGGATGCACACAAAAAATCCCTCTCAGATTCAGTGCCACTAGATCCTAAAACCTTAAGAAATAATCTTCAGGTTTGCGTTCTATCTCCGGAACATTTTGTTTTGGTTTTGGAATTGGAAGGAAAAATTGAAGGAGCGTTCATTGGTGTGACGCATCAGCTTTGGTATTCAAAGAAGAAGCAAGCTAGTGATTTGTTTTTTTATGTGACTGAGGCTGGAGTTGGATGGGGGGCCAAAATGATGAGAAGGTTTATATCATGGTCCAAGGAAAATCGGGGTGTTGGTGAGATTATGTTAGGCATAAGTTCTGGGATAGGTGATCCAGAAAGAACAAAAAAACTTTATGAAAGAATGGGGGCTGTAAAAATTGGAGACAATTTTATTTTGCCACAGGAGTGATACATGGGAAGTATAGTCAAATCTATTGGAAAAACCATTAAGAAAATTGGTAAGGGATTAAAGAAAGTAATCAAGAAGATTGGCCCGGCTCTTTTAGTTGCAGCAGCGGTTTACGCTGGCGTGGCTTTTTATGGGGCTTCTATAAGTGCAGGAACGGCTGCAGCAGGGGGGTCTACGCTTGGAACAACCAACTTTATGACCGGGCTTAATTCTATGGGGACGTCGGTGATGAAATTCTTCTCGCCCGCTGGTACTGGCGCTGGTACTGGCGCTGGGACTGCTGTAACTCAAGCTGCAGGATTAGGCGCGTCTGGTAATGTTAGTCTGGCTCAAGCTTCAGCTGCAGGAGTTGGTCCGGGCATGACTGGTTTAGCGTCTGATGTTGGAGCCAGTGTAATTAAGAGTTATTCATCTGCTGTAGCGGGTGGCATGACTTCAGGTGATGCGCTTGTCTACATGACCAAGATGAACATGTTTGCTACTGGTGCAAAAATGGCAGCTGGGTTTTTCGATAAGTCGGAACAGGAGCAGCGTGAGCATGAAGAGAAATTACTCTCTCAGAAATATGCTTATGGAAGACCAATAGGTGAAGAGCAAGAAGCATATCTTGCAGCGAATCCTAATTGGATCTCTGAACACGCAGCTATGCAAGGACAGGATCTATACTCATCACCGAATTTGATGCAGTCCCAAGCAATGGCAAATCTTCCTACCCAAGAAACTGTTTCTTCTCCCTATGTACAACAGCAGACTATAGGACAACCCACGTTTGGTCGTCAAACCGCTGGTAACTATGGAACAACTGCTCCACAAGCATTTTCTGGAACGACTCAGGGACTAATCAAAAAAGGAACACAAAGCTTTGTTGATCCTAGAAAACAAAGGGGATTCGTATAATGGCTCAAAAAGAACAAGCAAGAGGAATGCCTGTTGCTCGTGGCACGACTATTCCCGATAAGTCTCCTAATGCAACTCTATTTACAGAGTCTGTTGAGGTGGAACCAGAGGTTGAAGACGGTCTAGCTGAACCCACTAGAGAAGATGAAGGCCAACTTGACATGGCTCTGGGAGCCATTAAGGATTTCATATGGGACGAAGGATACGATGAAATTGTAAACAGACTAGAAGGCTCTCAAGGAAACCTTGAACAGGCTATTGGAGAAATGGCTGGTCGTATGGTTAACCGGGAAGTGACGGCTTCTGATGAGGGTGGCAATCCGATGAATAGAGACTTGCTTTATGCATTAGGCGGAGAGGTTGTGAACGAACTCTACAATGTCGCAGAACGAGAAGGCATCTATAAGAAAAGAGATGATAGAGGGGATAAAGAAGCGCAAGAAGAATCTCTAATTTACGCCACACAAAAATACGTTGACATGGGCGACGATAAAATTGATCCATCCGGTTCAATGAAATTGGCTGCTAATGCGTTACGGGGGCAGTACCCACCAGAGCAAGCAACGCCAAGGATGGGGATGCCAGTCGAAGAAGAAATGATTGATATGGAGGCGGTTTAATGGCTAATTGGGCAAGAGCATTTGATGAACTGGGAACCGGCCTTTTAAGGCAAGCAGATATTGGTGGTCGCGCCTACGAAGGGGCGATGGCAAAAGAAGCAGAGCAACGGGCTGCAAACAGAGCATTACGAGCAGAGGAAAGGGGTAATACTGAATGGGCGAGAAGACATGGTATTACTTCTCAAGAAGCAAGGGATTTAGCAGAACTCCAGCACGGGTATACAATGACCGAACAACAAGCAAGGCTCACTTCAGCGGAAGATATTGCTGGCGCACAAATAACATCAGGGGAAAAGATGGGTTTTGCTGGCATTGCTTCACGAGAAGATATTGCAAAAATGGGAATCACCTCTAGTGAAATAATTGCTGGAATGAATCTTTCTAGTGCCGAAAGCCAGAATGATGCAAGAATAGCTGCTCAGAAGTTTTTACAGAATGAAAGGCTTGATTTTCAAGAGGGTGAGAGTGTTCTGGACAGAGACGCGCAGAAAGCAAATACGGATGCTCTTATAGCTGGAAGAGCAGATGCTGCACAAAAAGTTGTGGATGCCAGATGGAATGAACTTGCTCTTGCTAGGCAGTGGGCAATGGATGATGCAAAGTCTGCTGCGAAAAGCACTGAGCAAAAACAAGCTTATGATGCAAAAGTTAAACAAGCAGAAGCAGAAGAGGCAGGTTTAGCAGCATTATATGGTGAGTTAGGTACTGAAGATCTGGACGAGGTTAGAAGGGATGAGATATTAAATCTTATTTATGCTGCTCAAGATAGGGTTGCTGCAGCATGGAGAGCAACCGGTATTGCTCCTTTGATGTCTGACAAACATATAAAAGAATCCCAGTGGAAATTCTTAGCCAAAAATATAGTGGGTGCAATAGCCCTAGAATATAGAAATCAACCCGAAGCTTGGGATGACCTTATTATTTCTCTCCACGGTAAAAAAGATTCATCTGCTTATAAGAAGAGTGTTGAAGGAATAACGCCAACGATTGAGTTGGCTATTGGAGACTCCTTGCTTAGAGGTGGCCCCAAAGACAAGACTGATTTGAAAAATCTGGTCATTAGTTATATAGCCAACTACAGGGCTACTGAATTGTCAGGTGGTTATGGTGAAGATGGAGCGCCTTGGAAAAAAGACCCCACCCTTAACGAAGCGGTCACTGCAGAGGCAAAGGCAGATGCTGCAAAGGTTTATAGCCAAGACCAAGCTTATCAAGCTGGTGTGGCAGTCGGTGAGGTCGTTAATTCAGTCCTAGAGTCATTTAAAAATATGCCTGATATGGCAACAACAATACAGGCAGCAGCAATAGGTAAACGTATAAATAAATGGGCAGATGAATTAACAGCAGAAGAAGTAATTATTAAGGTGAGGGAGCAGGTTACTAACGCTCCAGAAAGAGAAAAACAGGTGTGGAAAACATTTCTTGATGAACTCGATCCTAAAAAGGGTGCAATGTTGGACTCACCCGGAATGTTAAACTCTGGCGGAGGACTGATAAATGCTATAGATCGAGGAATATCCCCAGAGGAACTTGCTCAGTGGGAACCGGAGGCGGTAGAGGCTAGGTTAGCTTAATGGCACTTATTAGCGGTCCACCACCAAAGAGGTCGCTGGGGAGTAGGTCCACCCTTCTTCCGCCTTTATATCCTAGACCTACAGGAGCGCCTCCAGAGCAAGAACCTTCTGGTTCTTTAATGGGAGATTTGGGTCTTTCTTTAGAGATTGGTGTTACCCAAATGGAGGGGGTCTCTGCTTGGCTTCAGGGAGCCGGGGCTTCTTTATTAGAGAAAGCTGGTTTTGAAGACGCAGCAAGAAGTCAAAGAATATCTGCTCGTCAAACCGTAAGGGACATGTATGACTCTATTAATGAACTAGAGTCTCTTTATACTGGACCACACAGTTGGGCGCAAGCGCAGGAAGAAGGGACTATAGGTTCTTACGCTCTGTGGGGAATCAACGAGGCGGTTAAGCAGGTTCCCAACCTTGCAGCTATGGCTCTCGGCTCTTTTGCTACTATGGGTTTTGGGGCTTTACTTTTTGGAAGCGCTAAAGTAGGAGCGAGATTTGCTGTTGCTAATGCTCTTAAGAAAATGCCCGGTGCAAGGTATACTCTCCCAACTGGCGAAGTAGTTGGAAGTGTTGCGCGAGGAAGTGCTACCACTGGCGTTATTTTAAGTAGTGCGCTGCTCAACACAGGCGAGATTTATTCTAGCGCTCTAGCGGAAACTGGAGAAAATAACCCTGCTATTACAGGTCTAGCTGGAGTCTTGGCTGGTTCCCTAGATATGTGGCCCGGCTCCAAGATCATACGGAACATGGGCAAAAGCCAAGACTTTGGTAGCGCCATTGCCAACAAATTCCTGCGTGATAAGAAATGGAGAAGTCGGCTTTATCGCTCTCTTGAATTAGGCGCAACTGAAGCTGTTGTAGAAGACTGGCAGACAGTCATCGAAGCCTTCACCGTCAACTACCTTAATGATAATCTTCTAGCTAGTGATTATGTAGCCAAAGCTTATGGCATAGTCCCCATCACCGCTGACCAAGTTGCAGAGCGAATGGAAGCCAGAGCAGCGGGTGCGTTGCTTGGTACATTACTTGGTCCGTTTGGTCGAGTTGGTGGTCGTAAAGTTCCACGCAATTCTCGAATAACGAAAGAAGAATTTGATCGTATTAACGAGGCCATGTCTATAGCTTCAGCTTCTCAGTTTGAAGAGGTAACTCCCCCCGGCGGTGTGCCTTCTGTTGCTCCTCGTCGTAGCCCCGGTATGAGGGCTGCTCCAATAACAGACTTAATAAAAACTGGACTACCGCTTTCAACGGTTGCAGACACTGATCAGTTCGCTGGTCTAGCTGATGCAGCCGAAGCTTTTGATGCTAGTAACCCCACCACAGAAGCAGCTTCCGCTGCTGTTGACATTCCTGTCAACAAACCCCCCACTAAAGCACAATTAAAAAGAGAAACAAGACGGCAAGATGCTGCTCAAAGCAGAGCAAACCTTGAGGCAGGACTTGCTGGCCTTCCTACTCCTACAGAGGGAGCATTTCCTACTCCAGATGTTTCTAAGCCTACTACACCAATAGATGCTGGTGTACCCATTACAGCTACCGCTCAAGCAGTTATTGATGAAACCGCAACTGCTCCTACAGCAACCGCACCGACAGCAACTCCAGAGGCCAGAGTCGATGAGTTTATTGGTTCTATAACTGAACCAACTACTACACAGAGAGACTTAGATGTTGCCGTGTTGGGCGTTCTTGAGCGTGTCAGACAGACTAAAGATGCCAAGAGTAGAGAAGAAGCTGTCCAGCTTCAGAAAGATATGCTACTCGATGAGTACCTCGCTCTGATTGAATTAACCCTAGCGGAAGGGAAAGTACCGACTAAGGCAGAACTGTTCGACATTCTTAAGCGACAAGGACTGGAAACTAGGAAAAATAAAGATGGCACTCCTATCCTTGATGATGACGGGAAGGCGATCCCAGTGGATATTTCCCTTGCTGACTTGGGCCTGAGACTTAAGCGCCGGAAGGACATCAAGGCAGGAGAACTGGAAGAAGCGATTGTTAATTTTCTAGGTCCAAGAGCGAAAGAAGCTAGAGACATCAGAGAAAACTTAACCGAAGGTGAATGGTTTGATGTTTTAGATACAGTTATAACAGAAGCTAAAAGAGAAGCAAAGTTAGGAAAGCTTGAAGCTGTGTTAAGAACTTCTGTAGGTGTTGGTATTTCTCCTGAGACAGCATCTTTGTTGAGATCGTTTGGTATCTATGAAACAGAGATTAATGAAGTTTTAGAGAAGGTACGAGTTTTAAAGGGAGAGACTAGGCGAAAAAATAAAGCAGAAGCTGACAGAGCAGCTGCAGCCTTTAAGAAACAGCAAGAATCACAAGAAAGGAAAGCAGCCCTTTCCACCAAAATACAAGATGAGTCTGCTGCTGAAATTAAGAGGCTGGCAGGAACTGAAAGAATTGGTTTTAAGAGAACAGTAGTAGAGGGCCGTCCATCGTATATTGATGTTGATGGAAAGAGGGTTGGTCAGCTTCCAAGAGAGCCATCAGGATTTGAGAAAGGCGTAAAGATAATAAGAAGGAAGAAGAAACTTGCGCCTGTGTTTGCGAAGAAAAGAGCGGAGGCAGTTACCACTCTCCAAAGAGATGAGGAAGGGGAGGTTATAAAGGGTGAGACTGTCGTTACTGTTACCCCAGAAGTTGCCCAACAAATTCCAGAAACAGGTTATGTTCCGCCAGCTAAAGACTTGGAAACGTATCAAGCATCTGAAGAATTTCATTCTTTAGTCTATGAGGCTTTCACTCTGAGTGATATGGGCCAGAACATGAAAGGCTCATTCACGGTTGAGGAAAAGGATGTTAAGGACGCAGAAGGAAATGTTGTTTTTGACGAGGAAGGCAAGCCTAAAAAAGAGGTTAATGTAGTAATTGGTCCGGAAGGAGATCGAGGAAGCGTGAGCAGGATGCTGGAAAAATTATTTCCAGACGCAACTGAACGCGCTGAAGCAGCCAAATATTATGAGCAGGATTATTACGAAAAGAATAAACTGCTTGATGGTGCAGCCATTGAAGAAATCAAGAAAGATATTGCGCGAAGAAGGGTAGCTAAAGAGAAGGGTACTTATTACGATGCTAACGGCAAGGAGTCCATAAAAAGAGACAAGAAGGGGAAGGTTGTTCTTGACAAGAATGGAAATACAATTCCAACTTGGCCTGAGACTGTAAGCGAGGCCGAACTAAATAAGGAAGTAGGGAAGATTAGAAGTTTCTCTCCTGCCGGAACTTATGTGATTCGTCATAAGCCAGTAAGAAATACTACAATTGCTTTCAGAACTAGGACGTATGAAGTTTACAATAAGGTTACAAAAGAAAGACAAACTGTAGAGGATTTGATATTGGATCGTGAAGGTAATCCAATTCCTTATATTAAAACATACGATAAAAATGTTACTCAGTTTGCAGACAGACTTTTCTTATATGACTCTTCAGATCAAGTTGTTCTAGAACAGTTTGTAGATGACGATAGAAGCGTAAGATTAAGAAGCGAACTAACTGCATTACAGAGAGAGTTTGGAAAAATAAAAGATGTCCCTATCAAAAGGCTTGCAGAGTTAGCCTCAAGGTTCCATATCCGATCTTCATTTATAGGAGCGGTTACCACAAAAGGAAGGGCCACTTTCATTCCCTTAGAAGGGTTGAATACTCCTCGGCCACCTTCAGTAGAGATGTGGTTCAAGCCACCCAAGACTGCCACCAGAGATGACTTCCTTTCTTTAGATGGAATGTCTGAACTTTACCAAGAACTTATTAAGCTAAAAACTACTAGCAAAGATATGGCTTGGGCAGAAGCTTTGAAGAATACATTGGAGCAACTACAGATAGAAGCAAATATAAGGGCTGACTTAATTATTAAGGATAATCCTTTAGCAACCAAAGCAGAGCTAAAGAAACTACTAAAAGATAATGATGCTATTTTCGATGACAAAAGAATTGAACAGATTACAGACTTTGCGAATTCCCACAAGGAGTTCATAACTGACCCAACGGCTGAAAAGCTTTCTATTCCCACAGGGGATGTGGTTGGGGTGGAGCAGATATGGAAATCTATAAGTCAAAGCGTAAGCCTTGGGTATAGGGTTCCTGTTGAGATAGATGAAACATTGGATTCGGGTGCAAGAGCAGCGGATACCCCTTACCTTGAAACAGAAGCATCCTTTGTTGCTCGTGCATCTAATTTGCCTGTCGAACCCAAACAGCTAGAGGCTGGAACCAAAGTTAGTATAACGGCTGGGGGCTGGAAGAGTGCGTTCCAAGCAAAAGGTTCACAGGTTAGGCTGCTCTCCGAGAAAATACAGACACTCAGAATTAGACAAGAAAGGCTTCAAAGGGTGGGCTTGCCTGTAGCAAGCAAGGTGCGCACGGATAAGGATAATCTAACTACTGACGCATATATAGACATATGGACTTATTGGTCATTAACTGACCAAGAGTTATTTGATAAGGCCAATGAAAGAGGTTGGTTTGAATGGGAGTATTTTGACAAACTATTCCCCGGAAAGAAAACTATAGACGCAGAAGTCATGATGGCAATTAGGCGCACGATAGGTAGTGTCGTAAGGAAAGCTGAAATATTGGAGGAAATGAAGAAAGAATATTGGAAGAAGCAAGCCACTATTCAACCTATCGAAGAGTCTCCTGCAAGGATGAGCAAGGTTCAAGAAATTTTTCTTAAGGACTTAAGGGAGCAGGAAGTATCAGACGAAATAGAACAAACCATAATTGAGTTAGAAAAAGCCATAGGAGATATGATTGAGAGGGAATACAATCTAGTTGGGCATAAAGGAGATTTCTACATACTGCAGCCGGTTGGCGGTGGAACAAAATTTGAGGCTCCTAAAAAATATGTAGGAGTTAGAAAGTTTTCAGCGCAAGGAGTAACTAGAGTTCAGGCTGGAGAACTTTACACCATTAGAAACAGGGTTCGTGAGGTAGCAGCGTTATACAAGGGTGGTACTTATTCATCCCAGACAGCCCAAGAGAAAATAAGCAGTGTTATTCTGGGCGCTAGAAAAGAGATAGCAGAGCGTAGGTCTGAGATAATTGAAAGGAAAGCTGACGGAGAACTCACCGATCAGCGATACCTAATTGAAATGCAAAAGCTTCTATCTGACAGGCAGATGCTGATTTGGGAGGGGTTAGCTTCAAGAACGCACGAAGGTAAACCTCTTCTTCCGCTTTCTGAAGCATTAGAGGAAAGGGTAGCCAAGGAAATAGACGCTGCTGCGCAAAGATTAAAAATAAAGGACTGGAAGAAAGTTTACAAAACCGCTGCTAAAAAAGAACTGGCGGATAGAAAGGTAGCTGAAGTAAAGTTAATAAAGGCTTACAGAAAAGCTTACAAAACAGCGACTGACGAACAGCTTGAAATATTTCTAGATGCTCTCAAAAAAGAACCTCGCTTTGATCAAATTGCCCGAACAAGAAGAGAGCGTAAGGAGGATCATGACCTTATGCGGATTGCTTCTTTAAGAACCCCAGAGGGTGGGTGGCGAGATATTAAAGTTGTGGGAGATTTTGTTAGGGACATTAACGAAACCCTACAATCTTCTTCACCTTTGGTTGGGACTGCGGGAAAGAATCTGATAAGACGGAAGCTTGCCAATGATCAGCTTCCACAAGCTTACAAAATGCTCAAAAAGCTTTGGGATAATCTTCTCTCTTTAAGGATTCAAAGAGACCCCCGTGCGTTGACATTTGAGGGAAGGGCTTATCCTTCTAGTTGGGCCAACGGAAGATATTGGGAGTTGGTGCGAAGCGAAGACATTGCTCCAGAAGATGTTACGATGGATATTATGAGAAGAGCAAGGCAAGACCTTTATAAAAGAGAGTTTGGAGAGCAGCCAATCTACCCAGCGAGGCAGCGTCCTGTTGTGGGTGGAACTTTTGTAGATGCAATTCCAGTGGCTCGATGGAAAAACGCTTACGGTGTTATAGTGGATAAGATTGTTTTTTACCATCTCCCCAGCGGGGCAGAATTTTATGATCAGTATACAGTGTATGAAGTTAATGACCCCTACTCTCCCTCTCAAGCATTTCAGTTTGGAACTCTTCAGGAAGCTAAAGATTGGTTTGGCGTAAAGAGCCGATATAAAGATATTCCAGTAGAACTTAAAACCTTCCCTATAAACGAGAACATACTAACAAGAAGAGGGGGAGAGAAAAAACAAAAAGGAAACGCCACATCTGTCGATACGAAAGTTCCCTCTCTCACAACTGACGAAGTGGTGGCTGGTTCTCAAACGGTTACAGTTGAATTTCATGCGCCAACCTCAAAACAAGACCGCATTCTGGTGACGGGAGAATCCACAATAGTAGTTGAAAAAACTGCCGGTCAAAGAGCGGGTAGGCTTTTAAGAGACAGGATGAAGGGTGGGCCTCGAAAATCTAGAAGTCTTGATGATATCAACAATGACCTAAAAGAGACTGGGGAACTGCTGGAAGCTGCTAGAGATGAGTATAGGCTTACAGAAGGCAAGAAAATCTCTGAAAAAAGAAGAAAAAATATAAGCAACCGGATAAAAGAATACACAGACAAAATACATCAACTAAGACAAGAGAAAATATTTGCCACGCCTAGACAACCTCATGTAACAGAGCCACTCTTTTCATTAGCCCTCACCAGTGAAACTTCTGATGACGGAACCGTGCATGTTATATATGCCGAAGAAGGAGAGGGTGGGTCTACTGTTGCTGAAGTATCGGATACTCTGGCAGAGGCTTTTGGCAGACAAATCTTTCAGTTTGTTAGGGTAGTGCAGAGCGCTCATCAATTACCAGTTGATGTCCAGCTTAATCGCATAGGCTTTGAGACTGATGTTCGAGGCGTTTCGTTTAACAACGAAGTCTGGTTGGTGGCTGATGCCCTTCCTGTGAACCGGGTGGTTCCGGTTGCATTGCATGAGATCGGCGCTCATGGCTTCCAAGCAGTCATGGGGAAAAGGTTTTACCAGAAGCTTATGAAACAAATAGCTTTGATGGTTAACACAGACTCTGAGATAAGAACAATCTATGACAGTATTAAAGCAGAGAACCCCTCCCTTAAAGAACCCATTCTCCTAGAGGAGACTATGGCCTACATAGTTGAACGCGAGGCTATGGTTAACAACCCCTTCTGGAGAGCAGTGGTAGATGCCATACTCTATGGGCTGGCTAGGCTTAAGCTGTGGCTTAACCCGAAGAAGATTGGAACCAAGGACATTCTAATCTTTGCGAAGGCTGCTGCACGGAAACACGCTAGGGAAGCAAAGGACAGAGGCGCTGTTTATGCAGCCAACTTTCTTGGTACGTTCCTTTACTCTGGTGAGTTAGGTGGCGACTCTTCTAGCGAGAGCGCTACGAGCGGTCGTCTCGTAGGTGGCTTTCAGGAACAGGCTGGACCCCATATGCAGATGGGTTTTATAGGGGATTGGTTTCTTAGGGATCACCCCCTTACTAAGAAGTTCCTAGAAAACTTTTTCCTTGTTAGGGATGTACGTCGCTTTCCAGCGGTAGAGGGGAAGAGAGTACTGTTTGGAAAGTATCAGGTTTTTGCAGGACATAACTTTGTCAAGTGGGTAGTAGATTACTTTGACATCATTGAGCGCTTGGAAGAGTCCATCAAACGCAGGGGCGGTGACATTAATGATAAGAATATGCCCTCTCTGTTTCATGGGGCTTACAAGAATATAGTCAACTATCTACGAAGGTCATTCCACAATACGATGGTTCAGCCCTTGGCTGACTATATGAAGCTTCATGACATTAGCGGAGAAGATCTGCATATGTATCTCTATGCAACTCATGCCCCACACAGGAATCGAGTCAAAGAAAAAGCAGCTACGGAGAACAAATTACCTAACGCTTCTGGTATGTGGTCAACCGAAGCTCAAGCGATAACAGGAAACGCACAGTGGAGAAAGATTCATGAGGCGAAAGGAACTTTCTTTCAGGATCAAACATCAGCGGAAGCGGAAATTAAGATACTTAGAAACACTTTAGGTGATGAGAAATTTAAAAAGCTTGCTACAGCAGCCCAGTATATCTATAAAATTAACCAAGAGAATCTGAGAAGGCAGCTTGAGAGCGGGATGATCACCAAGGAAATAATGGCTAAGTCTGAAATGTATTCGGACCCACAAGCGTTTGCTACTTACGTTCCTTTGCGTGGAGAGAATATTGTAGTTGCTGATGAATTCTTTGAGGTTCCAGTTGGCCCATCTAAGCTGGGTGTGTATGGACCAGAATCAAAAAGAGCAACTGGTCGTTACTCCCCAGCAGAGAACACATGGGCATGGTCGATCATGCAGATGGATTACGAGATTGATCGAATAGAAAAGAACAAGGTGGTATTATCTTTTGCTCAATTGATTAAAGACAATGAAGAAAACCTTAAAGACTTTGCTACCATAGTTTCTCTGGATGAATTCAAAGCGCATGAAGTGGCTGATACTGGCAATTTGATTCTGGGTATGTATCCCCAAAAACAAACTGACCCAGACACCCACATACACTTTAAGGCCAATGGGGAAGGGTTTGTTATCTTAGTCACGGACAAGAGGATTGGTCAGGCTTTCAACAGAACCAACATGACAGACTCTGGGGCGTTTCTGCAGCTTACCTCTCAGATCAACAGGTACTTCAGTGCTATCCATACTTCCATCAACCCTGAGTTCGTTCTTACAAACTTTGTCAGGGATTTCCAGACAGCGATGGCTAACCTTCAAGGTCTGAAAGAAACAGTTGGAGAGTTCAAAGATACTGAGGCGCTCAGTCGTAAGGTATTCAAGGACATCAAGGCAGCGGGAGTTGGTCTCAAGCATTTCATTATAGATAAGAAAATGGATACTGAGTGGTCTAGGCTGGCTGAAGAGTTTTCAGCACAGGGTGGTCGAATAGACTTCTTTGCCTTTAAGGATGTGAGGGATTTTGAAAAGACCCTGAAAGACTACATCAAGGACACCACTCCTGCAGGGGCTAGACGCTGGAAAAATAAGATGCTCGACTTTGTGGCTGAGTACAATGCTGTTGTGGAAAACACAATGCGTTTGGCTACCTACAAGAATGCCAAGGAAGCTTTTATCCAGAACGGAATGGATGAAGCCTCTGCTATGAGAAGGGCTGCTGACATCTCTAGAAACCTTACCGTTAACTTCTCCCAGAAGGGTGAGAAGGGCGCAGCGCTTAACTCTCTCTACCTATTCTTTAACGCATCTGTTCAGGGTACTGTGCGTCTCATGCAAGCCTTGTTCAGAAAGCCAACAGGCAAGAAGGGAATGACTCGCGTTCAGAAGGTAGCTGGCGGCATCATGCTTTTCAGCTTTACCCAGTCTATCCTGAATTCTATGTTAGCAGGTGATGATGAGGACGGGGTTAACAGGTGGCGACAGGTAGACATGCGTTCTAGAGGAAGGCAGTTGCACATCTATATGCCCGGCTTTGATACCTTCTTTAAGATCCCCCTCCCCTACGGGTACAACTTTTTCCACGCAATTGGAGACACTCTTGCTTCACTTATGATGGGTCATGCCAACCCCGGCAGAGCGACCATGCATCTTATGTCTACGGCTGCTGAATCCTTTATGCCGTTCTCGTTTGGCTCTAGCGACAACCTATTCAGGGCTGCGGTTCAAACCATCGTTCCCACGTTTGCTGATCCAGCGCTCGAACTTGCGCTGAACGAGAACTATTTTGGGCAACCTATTTACAAAGACCCGCAGTGGGGTTCGTCTGATCCACCCTCAGAGAGGTACTGGTCATCGACAGGTCCGATACCCAAAGGAATCTCTCGCACATTGAACTGGCTTTCTGGGGGTTCCAGAGTAGAAGCAGGGTTCGCTAGTATTCCGCCGGATATATTCGAGTACTTCTGGGAAACGATTGGGGGCGGTGCAGCCAGATTCGTTGAGAGAAGCACAGACTTGGTATGGATGATCGGACCCGGAAGGTTAACACATAGGGAGACAGGCGACGTTAAGTGGACCAAGGTTCCCTTTGCCAGAAGGTTCTTCTTTGACGAGACAGCATCCAAGAATAGATTCACCTATGATAAGTACTCACAGTACGAGAAGGACATCCGCACTGCTGTGGGCATGGACAAGGGGATACTGGAGATTTATGGAAGGGGTAGTGAGTACGACAACTTCAAAGAGAGTGATGACTACAAGCTATTCAAGCTGGCTGACTATCGCAGGAGAATAGCTGGCGCGATCACCAAGCTGCAAAAGCAGAGAAACAAAATATCGAGCAACAGGGTTCTACGCAATGATGTCAAAGAGGAGAGGATAAATAGCCTTAATGACAGGATGACAGAACTGAGAACTAAACTAATCAACAAAGTGGATGAAGATATCTTTGAGAAATGAAAACTCCTCGATTGGTCACAGTAGAGTGGCGAGATATACTAGGCACAGCAGGATGGGAGAAGCCTGATGAAGTTAATCCACCAGTGATAACAACTGTGGGATATCTAATTCAGAAGGATAAGGATGTAGTTAAGATAGCACACACCAAAGATGAGAAGGGCGCTTGGTCTGGAATCACAGCCTTCCCCAGAGGATGCGTAAAAAGTATTACGAATATTTCTTCATGATCTTCCGTAGGGTTACGGTCCTGACCCCATCGTAGTAACCTTCCCCATCTAAGTCTTCTAACATTACAACCCCTCTCCACCATTGATGCTCAGTATCCATGCACCAGCTTTCAGAGTAATCAGGATGAGAGAAACAACCCGCAGACAAACCGAATATCTTTTGCCCGTCGGGTCTGGTATGTTCTGCGTGATTATATAAATGAGAATGACCTTGGACGGCAGAGCAATGAAGTTTAGTGACCAGTGTATGCCCGATATGTACGCTAGAGATTGGTCTTCCAGACACGCCAGTAGTGAAATAGTGCGAGAAGGCAATTCCTTCTATTGTGACGCACTTCTTGAATGGGGTGACTTCCCACCCGAACCCCTCATACTGCAAGTCTTTAATACCTATTGCCCCATCCAACTCAGCTTGTGAATTAGTGGCTCTAGTTATCCTATCCTCATGGTTGCCTAAGCACATCACTAAGCGTGGCCTATATTGCTTCTTGCCGTTCCTTCTTTTTCTGGCGTTGAATCGGTTCATCTCCTCGAACAATAGTTCTTGGGCGTTGACGGCTGATTCAATATCCTTCCTATACCTACGCCCCTCAAATCCTTTTGTCCCTCTATCATAAGAAGACAGAGACGGCAGGTCAGCCAGATCACCTAAGCAAACAACGCACTCAGGCTGCTCTTCCATGAGTAACCGACCTACCGCTCTGAACCTTTCGTTGTTGTAGTCAGGATGCGCGTGGGCATCTGGAATGATCATTAAGTTCATACAGGCGCTCCCCAATTAGCGTGACCTTCTCCTACTTGTAACATATCGCTAAGTTTATAGTGAACCATTGGCTCTTGGTCAGCGCTATCGTTTCTGTCTGATCTTCCACCCCATCCAATATAATAAGGGGTCTCTGTAAGACGCAGGGTATAAACTCTTCCCTCAATCTCTACAAGAGCGTATGCTTTGATACCAAGCGCCTCGTAATGCTGCGCTTTTAAAAGCTTTAAGAGAGAAACAAACCATGTATCGTATCTCTTTTTCCTACGCTTTACTTCCCATACTTCTGGAAGTTTCGTCCCATAATGAACTATAAAATCAAATCCATAAGATTGAGGTAGCTTACATGCTTTCCTAGAGACATGATCCTGTATCAGTATTCTCTCTACTGTTCGGTCTTCTTTTGATTCGTATTGCGTTCTCATAGTATCTCGCACTTGTCTCCGGTACAAGCGAGTTCCTGACTACCTATTGTGTTGTCATCATCTTCCCTTACAGACTGCCAATCAATGGCCTTTGTTTTTGGGAACATGGAGTACTCTTCTTTGGTTATCTCCTCGTAGGGAGCAACCTCGTAGCTATGGCTATCGTCTGCTCTAGGTAGAAAGCTTACGCCACTGACGATATCAAAGTTCTTGTAGCACCAAGCCCCAACCTCTAGCCACTCATCCTCACCCACATAGATAGTGACGCTAGGCTTATGCTCACACCAGTGCAGAGCAAACTTCTTCCATACCTCAAGATGTTGTATGGCTGTAAACTCATGCCTTGTTCGCGCCTTAGCAGGAGCCTTCATAGGAAAGGAAAATACGATAGCTTCCTTGTTGTATGGGTCGTCCTCGTATTGAATCCCTGCGTCCATTAGAGCCTGATTCAGGGGGTCTTTCTTGTCCTGTCTAATGCGTCGTATGTAATACTTGGCGTAAGCGGGATGCAAGCCTGACCCAGCAACGCCAGTCAGTTGAGACACAGTGCCTGACGGCTTGATACAGGTAATGGCAGCAGATGGATTGATACCCATCTTCTTGGCCCAGACATTGTTCATGAAAACGGCAGACCCTCTCCATGCGTCAAGCTGCTCTGGTGTAGCATTCAAGACTACGGGGCAATCAAACACCCCAGTAAAGCTGACACCTAGTAACCTCTCTTCCTCTGCGTTCTTTTTCCAGATAGGTCTGACGTATCTGAAGTCGGTGAGAGCAGACTGGATAGTTCCAAGGATGGTAGCTAACCCTATCTTGCGGGAGACATCATCAATAGTATCACTAGGACGCAACACTACCTCTGAAAGATTGCACGTTTCTGCACTTCTGAGGCAAATTTCGCTGCATGGATTGCAACCAAACTCATGATCTTTATCTCTCCTCTCCGGCATTAACTTCTTAACAGCCTCTCTGTTAAAGATCCCCCTCTCTCCGCTATGCGATTCATAAAGGGAGATCCATTCACGCATGAAGATGCCCATGTCAGGCTTCTCTGTATAGCACACGCTATTGTTAGCCAGCGCTCGTTGCGGATTCTCTATCCACCACTGGCCTGTCTTTGCGTGTCTCATCCTTTCGTCAGTCAGGTTGCTCAGACTTATCTCTGCTGCTCTCCTTACTCCCCCAACTACCACGCTCTCTCCGTTCCAGCACATGAGGTCATGACACTCAATGCTATTCAGTTTTCTACCCTTAGCATTCTGGAAGGTATGGATGTAGTTTCCGAACAATCTTTCCAGAGGATCAGGTCCAGACGCACGACCCCCGAAAATTTTAAGACGAGCGCCAGCCTTGCGAATCCTACTGTAGTCTACCTTGGGTATCATCCCCTGATAGAGCAGACTCACCAATTCTCTCAACGCTTTTGCCCACCCTATCTTGCTGTCAGAAACAACGATAGTGGTGTCTGACTGATGAAACTCTTCAGCTACCTCTGGTAGACGGTTAATGAATTGTCTCTCCACGCTGAACCCTACACCAGTTCCGCAGAGAAGAACGTAAATGGATTCGTCAAATGCTCTAATATGATCTACTGCGAGATAGGCACAGTTGTACCCTGCCATGTGGTCTCTAGTAAGAGCGCCCGTGCCGGGATCTGGGTCAGCCGTCATGAAGGCTCTCATGGAAGGCATCACTTCCATATCAAGGATCGCTTGCTTAACCTCTTTAGGGAAAGCGCCCACAGAAAATCCAGCTAACACCCATTCCATATAGTTGGTGTAGCGATTAACCGTTTCGTTCCATGACTCTCTACGTCCCTCAGAGTCTAGGTAACGTGCGTATCTACTCTTGTGAATTATTCCTTGGTATTCAGTTATCATTTAATTTCTTTCCATTGGTCATGAGGATACCACTTCCACAGGTTAATTGATTCTACGCACCAGAATCCTTGGACACTATCCCTCTGGATGATATCAAGGACTTTAATTTCTTCCGTAGCCTTGTTTTGTAGCTTGATTTTTTTACGCTTTGCTTCCATTTTTCTTTCAGCTTGTGTTCGTTTGCCCATTCTACAAAGTCATCAAGAGACATCCCAACGTGTTTGAAAAACCATCTGTCCCACGATTCGCCCTTTGAGTTTATGTCCCATCTCTTTGGGAACACCTCTCTAGCCATATGATAGACCCGGAAGGTCTGATCTATGTCGTCTTGCCAGTAGAGACTGGGGGTGTTGCCACCCCCGTCCTCTCTAGAATGGAAGGGAGTCGTCATCCCCGTTTGCTGAAGAAACTGCTGAACCTGCTTCCTTCTTACCCATCTGCATCGAGTAAGCTATGATACTGGTACTGTACTTCTCAACGCCATCTTTGCCAGTGTACTTGCTGTAGGATATTCTCCCTTCAACGTAAAGTTCCTGACCTTTCTTTACATACTCAATCACAGTGCTGGCAAGCTTACCAAAGAACGTCACGCGATGCCAGTCTGTCTTTTCATTGTCACCGTACCCACTGTTGGTAGCCAGAGAGATGTTTGCTACGGCCTCTCCCTTACCTGTTTCTCGCGCTTCCGGATCTTTCCCTGCACGACCAACTAGAATTACTTTGTTTACATTCATATCACATTACCCTGTTGTCGGACCACGATGGGTCATATTTTTTTACTAACTTCCACAACGAGAGAGCGTGGTTGAACATACCCGCATAGCGCGTAGTGTCCTCATGCTCCCATTCAAGTACACGATGGCCTTCGCCAACGTCTATGAATAAGTTCATTATCCTGCGCGTGTTTCCCATGCCAAAATTATAAGCTGCTAGTTGCGCACCGTAATCATCGTAGACCATCTTCTTTACATTCGGATTGTCTGGGAATTCCTTGGTCTTGAAATCTATCACCCACTCGTCATTGTGTAAATCAATTTTCCCGCCAAAGCCTGAGTGGTGAGCAAAGGCGTGTTCCGCTACCCAGTCTCCACTATCACACACCTCGTTCAATTTCTGGTGTACGTTGTGACATATCTCCTCATACTCTGGGGAAACTTTAACTCCTTTGAAGTAGAGTTCAAGGTGGTCATGGATAACTGTTCCTCGATTCATTACCTGTTGCTGCTTTTTACTGAACCGTGTTCTAGCTTGTTCCTCGTATACAGAGTAGGTCTGTTCTCCACCAATGTTTTCAGCGGAGTGAAACTCAGTCCACAGTGCGCTCATCAGTTCGTTCTGCATCCACTTGTTGAGCATTGGCTTGGCAACGATGTCGCCCCAGACTGTCGAGACAGACGGAACCCATCCTTCCTTCCTAGCCTCACGCAAGGTAGTAGGTTTTGGACCTAGCTTGCCCTGCACCTCATAGCGCGGGTTACCTTGTCTATCATACCAATGACTCATAGGTCTGGTCCTTGTAGTTCTTTAGAAAAGGTGGAGCCTTTCAACTCCAAATCCTTCATGAGTTGATTAGAATTTAATCCCATCTTTTCCAGTACTCTGTTGTATTGAGTTAGATCATTAGTAACTTTAGCCCAGCTTACGCAATTAAAATCTCTACATAGCTGAGGTCTATCTTCATAGATGTCGCATTCCCAGTACGGATTAGTTGCATGTTTTGTCTGTTTTAGGTGAGAGCAGCGGATGCGGATTCCACTTCCAGTCTGAGTGATGTTGTCATGATTCTCAACGATTGCCCCTAGCCAAAACATTCGTCTAGAGTCTGTCCAATTAGGCTTGAGTTCTATCTCGCAACATATCCCACATCTCTTGCAAACGTCTTCAGTTATATCCTTCTCTTGAAGAGGCCACTCTTGAACAGTAACCGGAATTGCAGAATCGTTCATGAGTCTTGCTTGAATTCTTCGGCTTCATCCTCTGACTTTATGCCGTACTTGTATGCTCCGCACAACTTCAATACTGATCGGGCTTTGGCTCGTTTTTCTGCCATCTCTACAAGGTAGCTGTGGGTGACATTACCGTTGGGATATGCCCCCTTGATTGCACTACCGTAGCTTTGAACTGCATCGTGCTGGCCTACGGCAGTTGCTTTGATAACGACGAAATCCTTTTCGATGGCCTCGCTCTCAAACGTAACCCGAATATTGTGGTTGTTCTGAATCTTTTCGATCCCGCTCAATTTAATGATAGCCCACTGCTTATCTTTACTGAAGACATCTTCTTTAGGAATTAGACCGTTCTCTGTGATCAGATTATTCATGAAGGACTTTCTAGTGAAAGGAGTTTTTTCGTCAGCTAAATTTTTCATGCGTCGCGCCCTCTCTTGTTGCTCTTGATCCTGAATCTCTTGAGCATGATAGTCATGCCCGTCATTATAGTCTGGCCCTGCTGTTGCTGCAAGCCCTTCTTCTGAATGTCCGTTACTCATATTTCACCTCTGGGATATCTGCCCCAAGTTCTATGCCGATTTGTACGGATCTTTCTATCAACTCTGACATTTCGTTCTTAGTCAAGCCAGAGGTTTGTCTTAGTCTAGTTCGTTTCTCTTTCTTAAGGTTCAGATACTCTTCAGTTCCGAACACAGTTTCGAGAAGGATCTCCTTGATCTCTGCTTTTGAATGCCCTGTCTTTTCTGCTATGGAACCACACCATGCATGAAACATATCGTTCTGTTCTAATGAACGGTTTTCTTTATGAGGGCGTAAGATGAGTTCAAGAACTGGCTCATCGTTTGGCTCATCCTGAAGCTTTAACTCACCTAGAACAGAACATGCGAAATCTCTAACGCGAGCGTTGCGTAGTATCCAGCGTCTTTTCATGCTTTTTCTGCCGGAATGCATAGAGAATTGTGCGACACCATATCCCCAAATATATTTTCTCCTTCATATTCCTCAGAGTACAAAGGGGGGATAGACTCATGGACAACATAGTTGTATTCAAATAACTGATCGTTTAGAAATTCCCAGTTCTCTTCTCTATCGACTTCCATGTAAATGTAGGGTCTCAATTCTAAAATGGTTTGGCGACCACCGACCAGCACCTCTGGCTCCATCCCTTCAACATCTATTTTTATGAAGTCGCACTGCTCTAAACCTATGTCGTCTATTCTACAGACCGCTACTTTTTCTCCGTGTAAATCAACGGCTCCAGTTTCTTCTTTGACCTTCTCTATCGAGTGATCTTTTAGAGATAATCCCCCGAAATTATTTTCAGTTTCCGGGTCGATAAACGCCACTTCAATTATCTCTCGCGTAGAGCCAACGCCCAGTTGTTTGCAGTCAGCGTTTTGGATTGAATTCAGAGCCATGTTAGCGCAAAGCATCTGGAATACATATCTTTGAGGCTCGAAAGCAATCACAAGTTTTGAATTTTGTGCAAACCATAAGGTATGAGTACCAATGTTCGCTCCTATATCTAGGACAACGCTTTCCTCGTTGACGTACTTGGAGAATACTTTCTTCTCCTCTAATTGGTAATCTCCATACGCCTCTATTGACTTCCCAACGTATTTATCCATTGGGTTGTAAACAATCTTGCCGTAAGGAGTTTCTTTTATGAGATTAAGCATGACTCGTAGTACTACTAGTTAGTGAAGGTCAGTGCGCTGAACAAACTCAATTGAGTTAACCGCCGTGGTAAATTCATATCCAGTCTCACCAATTCGGAACCCTGCCCCATCCAACAGTTCTGTAATTTCATGCTCTAGAATTTGCTTGGATAGATTCGTTATCGCTTCATGCTCTGGGCCTGTGTCAACCCACAACGTGATAAGCGTCACCACTTTATAAGCGATTCTGCTGTTGCCCGTGTCTGCGTCTGGTATAGCCATATCAATTGGTCTTCCGTGGTATATTCTGAGGCATGGCACTTCATATGGCAACCCCTGCATACAGGTATCACATGAAGGTCGATGGGCTTCTTCCCCATCCCTGTCCCTACTCTCACATGGTGTGCCTCGACACCGTAAGTTCCGCAGCCCCAACAAGGCTGCTTGTGAATCCAGTCAAAATATTTTCCTTGACGGGCCATAGAACGTAGATTATCATAGGGGGTTCGATAACACAACCTTCATGTAAGTGATTGATAATGCTAACATTTCCAGAGAAAAAGGAACATGTTCTCAATGTTCTGCTCCGTGCCGAAACGCTCTCTCCCACAGAAAAGTTGGTGGCAGTGGCGATGGTCTTTAAGATAGGTGATAATGGAGTGGTGGACTTGAGAATGAAAGAGATAGCCGAGTTATCCTCTTTGAGTGTAAGGGGGCTAAGAGAAGTACTTAAACGCCTTCAGGCTAAAAATATTTTTGATACCCGTTACCACGAAGCAAAGAAGACATACTACTTTGCCATGTGGAGAATGTTATGAGTAAGGGTAACTTCTGGGGTCCATTGCCTGTTTACATTCTTCAGGACCACAGGCATAAGTCTGGTCATCTGAGAGTGATGGGTGCTATCCTGAGTTGTCCTCAGCCATATTTCCCCAGCCTCAATGAAATAGCTGACAGGAGTGGGCATACGCCCAAGTACTGTAGCAAGATGATATCTGAGATGGTGAAGTTTGGTACGCTAGAGAGGGAACAACGCTACAAGGATACCAATATCTACCGCTTGATTTCTACCCCCACCACTGAGGTGGAGTCCACCACTGTAGTGGGGTCAGAGTGCACCACTGTAGTGGAACTAAAAGAATCCTTAAAAGAAAACAAAAGTAATGGTATGGAGCCGGGGTATCAGAGGTTCTGTTTCACCTATCCTCGTCACCGCTTAGGGGTTAAAAGAACCCTACACCAGTACTGGATACTCAATGGGTTGGAAAAGGTTGCTCCCAAGATCATCCGCTGCGTGGAAGACCACAAGGAAATGGATGACTGGACCAGTGATTCAGGGAAGTGGGTTCCGGGTGCGCAGAAATTCCTTGAACAGGAGAGATGGATCGACTACACTGAAGATCCATTAGCTAAATATGAGGAAGATTAATGCAACTCATAACCCCTGATCTTGAAGATTTTATGGTTCCGGATGATGTTTCGGGCCATGTGTTTTCCCCCAATAACTTTAGAAATGAAACGCTAGAGTGGATAGAAAACAGGAACAATAAATCTGGATGTCGTATCCCGTGCCTTATGGAGACTGATCTGAGGATTCTTCCCGGCACTCTCGCAGTGTGGGCTGGAATCAATGGGCATGGTAAGTCTGCTCTGGTTCAGCAGTTCTGTCTCTGGTGGTCGGCGGGGAAATATACAGACAAGAAAGAGAAGATCCTCTTCTGGTCTCCTGAGATGGCAGTTCATGTTCAGATTGAAAGAATGGTGAAACAGGCTCTTGGGGTTGGGGAGCCTACATCTAAAGCAGCCAGCTATGTGATGGACTACTTGGATGGCAAGGTTTATATCTACGGGAAAGAGGAACACGTTAAGGCCACTGAGATTATCGCTTTGGCTCGATGGGCATCTGCAAACGACTTCACTCATCTTGTGATAGACTCCCTCATGATGGTAGATCTTCAGACTGATCAGGCCAATCTAAATCTTGGTCAAAAGAACTTTGTGCGTATGCTTAAAGAGGCTGCTCGAACCACTGGCTTGCATATTCACCTTGTGGCGCATATGCGTAAGGGAGAAAACGAGCATAAGATGCCTGATAAGATGGACATCAAGGGAAGTGGGGAGATTTCAGATTTAGCAGACTATGCGTTTACCATATGGAAGCGACTCAAGAAGCAGGAGAAGTTACGCGAAAATCCTGATGACGAGGAGTGGTTGAGAAAGTCGGACGGCTTTTTGACTTGCTTAAAGAATCGGTATGATCCAGAGCATCCAAGCATCCCCTTATGGTTCAGCGGTAAGCCATTTTCGTTTAAACAGGGCAGACGAGCGCCAGTTCCTCAACTTATAGACCCTTCAGGAAAGGAGTTAGAGAGTGGTTATATCCCGTAGTAAGGGAGAACTAATATTTGCACAACAGCTTAGGGATGCGACCTTTGGTACTGAGGAGAAGAAATACAGCACCTTGGGTCTTGGGCTGTGGGAAGAAGAATATGTTTTTCTAAAAGACAGGCGGTTTAGGTTCGACTTTGCGTGGCCTAAGCACCTGATAGCTGTAGAGATAGAAGGCGGAACTTGGAATCAAGGCAGACATGTGACAGGGGCTGGATTTGCCAAGGACTGCGAGAAGTACAATTTAGCTGCTCTAGATGGTTGGAGTGTGTATAGGTTCCCGACTCAAATGGTGAACGATGAGACAGCTATTAAATTTATGCATAAGGTTTTCATTAAGTTGCCCTGTTCATGGCAAACCTAGTCTGGAGCAGAATGATGTCGCTTTCTGGAAGCCCGTGCGATGGATGTGAGAAGCATGACACATGCCGAGACCATGAACTCGCGTGTGAGCAGTTTCAAAACTATGTAGAGACTGGTGAAGTAGAATTAGTCTTGCCTAAAATACCAACAAAAGAAATATTCATGGAGATTTACTTTGAGGAAGAACTCGAAGGAGAATTTTAAATCACTAACTACCCAGTCATCTAGAATCTTTGACAATCCTCGCCGGTCTTGGGAGGACATGTGCTTTGCATTGGCTGGGATGGATCGTCTGATAGCTAGATACGCTAGACTTAAATATGCGGGGGAGTACTCACATTATCCAGACATAGCTAACCATGTTTATTGGGAGATTGTGAAGATAGGGAAGGCTCAGGGGTGGAAACACAGACCAAGATGGTCTCGACCAAGTTCCATGCCTATGGATGTGCGTGGCTTCTTTGCATATAGATTAGCTGAGTTGGCATTGCAGGAGAACGTAGGTTCTGACAGGTGCAGACGATGTAATGGAAGAGGGACCATCCACACAGGATTCAAAAGCATGGATTGTTTTAGTTGCGAAGGGTCAGGCGTCCTGAAGAAGACAGAACTTTATCGTGCAAAGTTCATGGGGGTATCTGAGGTGATGTGGCATAAACAATGGAAGTACAGGTTCCGGCAGCACATCCTTGGAATTTTTGATGTGTTCGAGTTTGAGATCAGCAAAGAACTCGACCGAAGGCTTTGAACTGGTTTGAACTGGTTTGAACTGGTTTGGTAAATCGGCCCCTTTTTGTAAAATACTGTCATCATTTGATGAGGGGGGGTTTAGTCTCAAACCCCCCAATATGTTATAATGGCTTTAGAGGCTAGGAGTATGGACAGACCAAGGAAAAGTTATTACGGAGAAGATGAAGGGCTTGCGATCCGAAAGAAGATGCGTGAGTTTGATTTAGAAGATGGCGAGGACGATCCAGAGGATCAGCGGATTCCCGTTGACCAAGAGGATGAGGACTGGCAGGAAAGGATGTATGAAAGATAGGGGAGACTCGTAGTACTACGAGTTACATTCGAGGGGAATTTAGGCACAAAAAAAATGCGCCCCCCAGAGGATGGGGGGCAAATAAGAGGAAGGTTAATCAGCTTTGACAGCTGTGATCATGTCTGAGGATATGTTTATA